GGCCAGCATTGGAAGCACCCCAGTGTATCGTGGCCCCCGGGACCTCTTGCTTAATAACCTCAAAGCACTCCACATTCAGGCAGGCCGATTTCTTGTCAATCAACCCATCTTTCGACTTGATGGGGCTATCAAGAAACACGTGAACATCCCAGCCCTGATCGCACAACGCAACTGCTTTGAGTGCCTGCCTGAGGTAGCTAGGCCTATTGTATGCTTGAACGGCAATGGCAGTCTTCATTTGACTTTCTTCAGCTTCTCAATCATTTCCTTGCCTGCATCACCGCAAGACTTCAGCCCCTCCATCAGAGACCTAGCCTGATGCCTGTTCAGCTTCTTGCTCTTCAGCATCCGCTTGCAGTAGGCTATGTAGTCAGGGATATCATTCATAGCCTCCACACTAGGCATTGCAGGAGGCAGCACGTATGGGCCATCAGGCCAGCTAATTGACTTAGCACTGAACATACGCACTGCCTCCTGAACTATCTCAGGGAGCTTGTGGTAACAGTCTCTCCTAAGAACTGGCATCAGACAAACCCGTAGGCTGATACCGTTAACGGTTCATCAGGCGTGTAATCAGGCCACGCCTTCAGTGTCAGGCAGCTCTTGAGGCTATCGTAGGCCTCGTCTAGCTCCCTTCTGGCTGACTCTAGGTCAAACTCCGTGAACTGCAGCAGAGAGCTTCTGTAGGGCCACTCAGTCTCAACCACAGCCCAATACCACTGAGCGATCTCAATCCCTGCAGCCTTGCACATGTCTGTGTAGTTACATTGCTGCCATAGATACTTGAGCGACCTTGCAGTCCTGACGAACTGACGAGGGTCAGCTCCTCCACCTCGAGTGGTCTTCAGGTCAACCACAACAGGGCCTGCCTTCATATCAATCCTGCACTTCACATCGCAGATGCCACGGTAGTCTTTCGCAAACACACTGACCTCGGGATGAAAGTCCTTGATGTCTCGCACCACTGGCAGCTTCCAGAATCGATCCGCAATTGCCTTCACTGAATCCAGCTCAGACTGTTTAACAATCTGCTTGCCTGCTTCGGCCTGCTCCGACCACCACTCACGGTTTGCCTTGAGCCTGCGGTCCTGCTTGTCCTCTGGGCAGACTGAGTAGATCTTGTCAAACTCATCACGCTCGAGGATGTAGCTGTGGGCCAGCCTACCAAAAGCCATTGCTGGACTGTCGATGGCTGGTGCTTTCCCGGTGATCTTCTGGTGGAAGTGATAGGGGTTATCTATCAGCTTCAGGTCACTGGTGGATAAGGCTGAGTCAGCCCGGTAGACTGACTCAGCTAGACCGTAGAAGGCCCCCGTCTCGAACTTAGAACGGAGATTCTGTTGCTTCGTAATCGACAGTTTCATTAGAGCCTCCGTTGATTGAGATGTATTCAGGACTGGACTTGATCTTTTCCTTCATCCACTCAGGAACACGATCCCAGTTCTTGTTGCCAGAGACAATCTCATAGACGAATGACTCGTTGACCTGATCCTTGACTGGAAGCCCAGCAGGAAGCGCAGTGACTCCCTCGATGTTGTCATACATGTTACCGTCCTTGCCCTTGTTGTGGCTGACGCTAATCAGGCATGCCCTGCCAATCATCGAGTCAATGCTGATCCCATTAGCCTTGTCCTTTTCAGTGAATGCCTTTCCGTTCACACCCTGAAGGATCTTCAGCAAGATCGACTTCTCATTGAGCGAGGCAGTCACGATCTTGGTCCTGCCTAGAGGCTGTGGGCCTTCTTCCTCACGGAAGACATGCGTGTGATCGGGGAACTCAAACAGCAGTGCAAGCTGACGCTTGGGGCCGTAGTAAGTCTCCTGAGTCCCCAGATCAATGCAGCCGTAAAGGCGTGAAACATGTGAACCTTCTGGGACCATTTTTCTTTCTCTCTTCGTTCCTTCGTTGAACTCTAACTTCATTTTTCTTCTTTCTGTTTTGTTTGTATTTGTTCTTCCAACGCTTTCACATCGCAGCACTGAAATATTGTCAGCAGGTGCTCTGCCTGCAAGATCGCTATCCACTTTCCGTGGTTCTTCTTCCAGACCACACAGGGTATCTGGTAGGGCTTGGCATCTCCTTGGGCCTGTGCCAGCCAATCCCTGAGCAATGCTTTCTCTGTATTCTTAACTTCCCAGTGGACAGGCAAATCGTGGCAAGTCACATCAGGTGCATCATGCCCCTGCTGGCTCTGGTGGAACCCGGTGCGCTTCGCATCGAAGCCAAAGAACTTCAACACTGAAACCCACATGCGCTCACCACGTTTGCCTTTGTCCTTACTGTTCATCAGCTAACTCCCACAACCGATTTCTCAGCTTCTCAATAATTACCCTAACTTCCTTGGCCGAGTAGTGCTCAAACTCATTTGCGTGACTGCGTAGAGCATCAAAGTTCTCCACGAGAAATGTCACTAGGACATCCAGCTCACAGAAATCGAGTTCTGAGTCTTTGCTCATGCACTTGCGAAAGCATTATTCTTGCTCAGGTATTGCCCCAGCAGGTCATATATTGGACCCCATTCTTCTTTTCTTCCACACAGATGGTGCAAGTTCATAATGAACCCTTCTGGCCCTTCGTTAAAATATCCCCTACCATCCTTGTCCAGAACGCTATCTGTCTCCTTGCTATATGTGAATTGCCTATCGACTTTGTAATTCTTAATGTCGTCCATCGTTATTAGTTTTAATCTTCTTGCTTTCATAATTATTGATCGAACGGATAACACCCACTGTCCTTGAGGTCACCCAGCCCAGACTTAGCCAGAGCCACGTATCCCAAGCAGGCCACAGTGTGAAACTGCTTGATCTTATGAGTGCCGCAGATCCTGTCTGCTTCCTTCAACACCCACTGCCTGTTAGTGACCTTGCCGTAGCTTGACTCCCAGACATCCATCGTGTCAGGTAGCCAGTCAGTGACTAGACAGTCCAGCTCTGGAGGGTAGCTCCGCTCAGGTAGCTCGGTCATCATCTCGGGCATCTGTTCAGATACCCCAATGACCCAGTCCTCAACTCGCTTCACCCATTCCCAGACTGGCTGGTTGTCGTAGGAATTAATATTGATGTAATCACTCCTTACGACATGATCTGGAATCCCTGTCACTTTGCCTATTGCAGGAAAACTGTTCCCAGTAACCTGCCTAAGCATCCAGTGAGTCAACCTCCGTGTCAGGCAGGCTGAATCAATCCCTCTTGCACCCGTGACCTCAGAGACCTTCGATGTGATCTCGTTCATTGATTACAGTTAAACACATCATGACAGGATTGACAAGAATTATTTTTCGCTTGATTGCGTGGTCTGATCTGTTATACTGGTTCCTGCGTATCTTATGAAACCAATACAACCAGTTGCCCCAGAGTGGCTATTTGATCAGGGCTGGACCCCAGCTCATCTCTCCGTATACTTGTATGTTCGCATGAGAGGCCAGTGCTTCGAGGATAAGCGCAGCATCTCAGCTCGACTGCATATGAGTAAGAACACATTTTTCAAGACCCAGAAGGACCTGATTGAGTCTGGCTGGGTGATTGCTGAGAAGCAGGGCAAGAAGTCCTGCCTCACTGCATCCCTGTCTGGGACGTGTCTCAAATCAGGGACACGTTCTGATAACGTGTCGCAAATTAGGGACACGAAACAGGGAACGTGTCCCAGAATAGGGACAGTAACTAATAATACTATAGTTAATACTGTAGAAGATACTGTATTAAGAGCAGGAAGGGATGCTGCCTTTGTCGCAAGCTACCTCGTTGGCTCTGCCTTGAGAGGAGGTTCTCAGTGAAGTCAGACTGGAAGATCCCTCACTCGAGCCAGCATGAGTCAGCAGTGCTAGGAGCGGCCCTCGATGGAGGCTTTGAAGAAGCCCTCGATATGGGTGTAGGCCCTGACCATTTCCACGGCCAGATCCACAAGAAAATTTGGAATGCTGCAGCGAAGCTGGCAGACGCAGGCAGCCCGGTGAACATCATGACTGTGAAGGATGTCACTGAGGGATGCGGAATGCTTCTCAATGAGCTTCTGGATCAGGGCTACAGTCCCTCGATGCTGGGCTATTATGTGCCAAAGCTGGAGGATGCTCGCATCAAGCGGTCCGTGTTCCTGCGCTACTACAATGCCCTCGAGCATTTCTCTGATGAGATGCCAGCCAAGGAGCTGCTGCAGAGGCTCGAGAATGACTTCTACGAGGTCACCAAGGCTAACTCTGGATCAACTGACCAGAAGGAGGGCTGGAAAAAGCTCCTAGGGCAGCTTGAGGGAGCTTGCAAGGGCGGTCTGCCTGACTATGCCCTAAAGACTGGCATTGGGGCCTTAGACGCCATCCTCGGAGGTTTTGAGCCTAGCTCAATGAACACCATAGCAGCCAGACCGGGCTGTGGTAAGACTGCCTTTGCTATTCAGGTCATGAAGGAGGCAGCCCTCAGGGATGAGGCCGTGGTCTACTGGGCCTATGAGATGGACTTCGTCCAGATCTCTGGCAGGCTGGTTGCCAACCTGAGCGGAGAGGATGTCCAGCACTTCAAGAAGACCGGGCTCGGTGACGTGAGCAAGATCGCCACTGCTGCATCAACTTGCACCCGGCTGCCTATCACAATCGAGGACAAGATACTGCCCTTGAACAGAGTCCGGTCTATGGCTCGCAGGATGGCCCGTGAGAAGAACGTCAAGCTGTTCATAATCGACTACCTGCAGATCATCACGGAAAGCCGTAGATACAACAGCAATGTTGAGAAGGTCTCAGACTTCAGCAGGACCATCAAGATGCTGGCGATGGAGACAGGAGTGCCTGTCCTGTGTCTCAGCCAGATGAACAGGCAGATCGATATGTCAGAGCGAGAGCCCTCCTTGTCAGACCTCCGTGAGTCAGGAGCCATCGAGCAGGACTCAGACACGGTGAGCTTCCTGCACCAGCCAGACAAGGCCAACGATAGCAGGGTAGATATCATAGTCAGGAAGAACAGACACGGCAGGACAGGCAAGGTTGAGCTTGAGTGGACCAAATGGAACGGTAGATTCAGTGCTGTTGATCGCTCCAAGGAACTCACAACCACATCCCCCCTCTAAGCCTATGCTCATTCAAATCCATTACACCAGTAAGGCCAGTGAGGCCCTAGTATCACTTGAGATGCAGGTAGCTGACCTGCTGGCTCTTGGTGGTATCATGAAGACTCTAGCACTAATCAGCGACGACGACATGCACTTCAATCAGGGAATCGAGGATGAAGACGATGAGTAGACTAATCATAGGCCTGTGCGGCAGGAAGCACTCAGGGAAATCAACGGCAGCAGAAGCCATTGTCAGGCATCTCGAGGACGATGCCACAGTCATCAGCCTAGCAGGCCCAATCAAGGAGACTGTGCAGTCAGTCACAGGAGCCTGCTGCAAGCAGGACAAGGAGATCCTGCGGCCAGTGCTGCAGGCATACGGTGAAGCGATGAAGCAGCTCTACGGCAGGGAATACTGGGTAGAGGCAGCCACACGACGATGGAACGTGCTATGCAATCACTACAGCAGCATGATCTGCGACGACATCAGATTCCCGTTCGAGGCAGACTGGATCAGGTCGCTTGGAGGATTCGTCATAGGGATCAACAGCCCCAGAACAGATACTTCAGACACTCACACATCTGAGACCAGTGTGGATGACATCGTTCCAGACTACACGGTCTGTAATGATGGCAGCATCTATGAGTTCAGAGGGAACATCCTAGCAGCAGTAAGACACTATGAGGCCAACATACGAGACAAGTGAGGACAGAGCCAATCAGGAGCTAGTCAAGACCAAGATCGAGATGATCATGCAGCAGCCACTGCATGAGCTGCCTCCTAGGCACTCCTTCGACTACGCAGCAACCAGACAGGGAGAGATCACGCACATGATCGAGGTCAAGTGCAGGACTAATCCCCTGAATGAATACCCCACATTCATGCTGTGCCTCGAGAAGTTCATCAATGCATTCACCCACTGTCAGATCAATGAGTTCCTGCAGGCCACACTGTGGGTGCAGTGGACAGACGCCCTAGGCAGCATCGACATGTTCCAGCCATTCAATGACTGGAGAATGGGCGGCAGATCTGACAGAGGAGACTCTCAGGATATGGGAGTGGTGATCCATATCCCCATCGAGCATTTCACCATCCACAAGGACCCACTACAAACATGAAAGAAACCAACCTCCTCGAGATAGGGGACAAATACGTATTCGCAAGCTGGGAGCACCCACTCTCAGACATGCAGATCATAGCCATATACCGAGACGCAGACGGTGACGGTAGATGGCAGCTAGACCAGTTCAGAGGACCGTTCTCAAAGCTGGTAGACGGCAAGATACTGACCCAGATAAGCCCACAGGACTACCCAGTCTTCCAAGCTGCCTCTACGGCCTCCTCAGAGCTGTTTATCAAGCTGAACGGAGACGGTGTAGCAGCAGTCAAGGCTGGCTGGTCTGGGACAGTATATGATCGGTAGTCGAAAAGGCTTGCTTTACGCCCTAGGCTACATATAATTGGATGGGCGGCTGGCAGAATGTATACACATTTATCCAGCTCCCATCCATCTCATTATGGGAGTTAAAACGAAGTGGAATCCTGACCTAGAAGCCAGTGGTATCAGACGATACACTGGCACTGGATTGAAGAAGCAGGACCCTGAGAGATACGAGAGTATACTCAAGGCTGCCAAGAAGGGATTCGGCATAGAGACACTGCAGGAAGTGTTCGGCATATCACGGGAATTAGCCGTGACTATGGTCGAGAAAGCT